CCCATCATGATGACGGCAACCCTTATGGGTGGCACATGACTTGTGAAAGGTTCCTACAAAAAAGAGTTGAGATCTACTTAGACGGTAACTTAGACTTTAGGTCTAAGCGAAATCTAATACTTTATTTCAAATCTAAAGTTGACGGTCAGTGCAATAGTGTGCTATCATAACGAGACGCAAGTAAGTCGCGGAACGGAGCGTTCATCCCATGTTTGAACTATTATTCTACACAAGCATGAATTGTACCGAGACAGCAGAAATGCTGGAACGAGTTGCAGCTCATAATTGGTTGAATGATAAAGCAAAGGTTGAAATTGTTGAGGTATTGCAAGAAGCAACACCTCATTGTAAATGGGACGCAAACGACTGAAGGAACGGAGAAACGGATCCAGCGCAAGCTGAGAAGGTTAATTTCCATTCATTCAGGAGTCAATCATGAACACACTCAACATCATCAAGAAGCAGATTGAAAAAGCATCTGCACTTCACGACGCACAAGTTCTTCACACCTCATATCGCGGTGTAGCATATGAGTGCAAGCAGAGTGGTGAGGAAACTCACGGCACTTTCTGCTATCGTGGCCACACCTATCAGAAGTGATCGTCATGGAAGCACTACAAATCGCAGGGTTAATTACCCTTGGTTGTGTTGCGGGCATGTCATTACTCTACGGCGAAATAATGCTTTTATTTAAATCTTGATTTCATAACAAAGGACCCAATCGGGTCCTTTTTTAGTATAATAAATATGTAAAACTAGCAAGGAGAAGTCATGAAACTCTTTCTGGACTGCTCTGATGCCGAGCTAATCGCAAATGCTTTTGAGACGGGATTGATTGACGGTGTAACTACCAATCCCTCACTAATGCTTAAAGCGGGTCACGATCCATTAGAAGTCATCAGAGAAATATCTGAGATCTTCCCATGGAATGCTTCAATTTCTGCTGAAGTAGTAGGAGATACTGCTGAGGAGATGATTGATATGGCACAGCGATATCTTGACATCGGACCAAACATTACGATCAAAGTTCCATGCACACCTGAAGGATTAAAAGCATGTCATGAATTACATGCTGATGAAGTACCAGTAAATGTAACTCTAGTATTCAGTTCGGCACAAGCAATTCTCGCTGCGAAAGCAGGGGCAACATATGTTTCTCCTTTCGTTGGTCGCGTATTTGATCAATCGTTTGATGGCATCGGACTAATTGAGGAAATTGCAGATGTATTTGCTACGCATCATATTGATACTAAGGTTCTTGCTGCATCAGTTAGGGATGTCCATCAGGTATCCTCTGCCTTTAGAGTGGGCGCTGATATCTGCACCCTGCCTATTACAGTATTCTACAAGATGTATAAGCACATTCTTACGGATAAGGGGTTAGAACTATTTGACAAAGACTGGAAGGAACTTCAATCATGCCTAGAGGAATCATGAAGAAAATTGATTTAGAGGCAAAACTCTATAAGTTAAAGACTGAACTCTATGATGGAACAAGGGGTGATAAGTCTGGTGACTGGCATGACGGTGCTCATGAAATGTTATCTACAATGATTGATTACATACGGGAGTGGAGAACTAATGAATAAAGATCACCTCAAGATTCTGATAAAGGATCTTGAGTTTCTTTTAGGAGAACTTAAGTCCGAAGTGTATGGAGATCCAGAGTCTTACCTAGATAGTGTGAACAAACGAAAAGTTCGCATTGAAGATGACGACGGAGAGACAGATTGACTATGAAAACCCCTGGATTTTTAACGGAACCCCTTTTCTATCTGAGGATATTAACGGTATGCACGGTTTCGTCTACTGCATTACTAATACACTCAGTGGTAAGAGATACATCGGTCGCAAATACTTTCACCAGTTACGAAAACCTAGAGGTGGAGGTAGGAGAGTTAAAAGTGAGAGCGACTGGAAAAAATACTACGGAAGTTCTGCTGAACTTACTGAAGAACGCAAGCGGCTCGGGAATCTTGTATTCAAACGAGACATTTTGAGCCTACATAAAACAAAGGGTCTCGTAAATTTTGAAGAGACCCGACAACTTTTTCTAAACAATGTACTTACGGAGGCAATGTCAGATGGGACACCAGCGTTTTACAACTCAAACATCCTGGGTAGGTACATGCGTAAAGATTACTTCAGACCGGACCCTTGACACGCTCATAGCGTTCTGATATAATTACTAGGTAATCAAGGGAGTTCACACCATGGACAACGAGTTTGATGACAGCAACTATGATGCATTTATTGATCTGATGGTAGATCAATTGCACCACTTTGCTGAACTTGCATTGGACGAAGACCTTGATACCGCCTGGGTCAGTAGCTCAGCGGATAGAGCAACTGCCTTCTAAGCAGTCGGTCGTAGGTTCGATCCCTACCTGACCCGTTGCCCTTACGGGCAAACGGTCCAATTGAGGAAAGCATATGACTACAGCACAACGCTTCTCGTCTCATATTGAAATTCTTTATGAGGCAATTGATCGAAAAGTAGTTCTTGACACCGAGTATCCTATCATTTATAATAAAGTTCTGAAACATTATGAGGAGAAAGGAGTTGATTTCTATGGTGATGTAGATGAGGATTACGATATCCTCCTTACTAAACTTGAACAGGACCTCTTTTATTATGACTAAAGTGAAAGTTCTTTTAGAACGATCCCCCTATCGGTATGTCTCTGTTGGGAAACTCGACAACGGGTTTCCTGACTACCGAATTCAAAAATTTGACGAATGGAAAAAACGGTACATTGATATGTACCTATGCGATAATGGTATGCAAATTACGCTTGCCATGGAAGATTTTGAATACACGAAATGGTTAGACCCTGATCGTGTTCCATGTTACATTAAAGATCGAGTAAAACCATGAATGTTTATCAAAATGCAGTAGACGCACTCAAAGAATGCGTCAAGGATTCCATGGAGAATAATGTTGACGCAAATCTTCAAGGAGAAATCTGGCGTCACTATCAAGGTATGAAAACTATTGCTGAAACTTTGACAAAAACAGAACTTAAAGTTGCTGGTCCTCCAGTAAGTTATTATTCTAGTAAGTCTCCTTCGGAGATGGACAGTCAGCATGATGTAGATTATAATATTCAGGCGGCACAACCTGTCAACCTTGATACATATGGAGGAGATGTAATTACATTCTCCTAGTCTTTGCCAATAGACTATAAACTAGATGGTTTTTGGTTGGATGACAGCCGCCCATAAGCAAAAAGAGTTTCCCTGTTCTCTCAAAGCAAAACAGGGTGGTGGAGTCATTATGACCCTACATACAGCGGGGGTAACCCCGCTTTTTTAATGTTGCAGTAATGTTATGTTTCTTGTTGAACAAACTCTTTTTGTTACGAGTATCCCAGAATATCTTTTTGAGCAACTTAAAGAATTTGCTGATGAAGGATTAAAACTTGCTGAAAAAACTGGAGATGACTCTGAAGTATCTACCAGAGAAGAGTATAATATGGAGACTCCTCGTGAGTTTGAGGAATGGATTGCTCAGATTATTGATTTGTATTTTCATAAACACAAAGGGCAGAATGGTTTCTACGGTTTAGATGACAAGCATTTGAAAATCTCTTCTATTTGGGTTAATAGAATGCTTAAAGGAGACCAGCACAATCCTCATACGCATAAGAATTGCATGTATGCTTTTGTGGCATACATTAAAACATCTGAAAATGATGCAGGTTTTTGTTACTTCCACCCTACAGTAGATGGAAGGATCGCAGTTCGTTCATTGCCCATTACACAATTCTCTCAAGCTCATGTGATGATCTTTCCTGCTGATATGCCTCACACTGTTTATCAAAAGGTTACTGACGACGAGAGAATCTCTGTATCAGGAAACATCTGCTGTTATGTTGATGGAGGGTATGTTGATTGAGTTTCTGATAGACCAAACAGTATTAGTTGCAGAAGTAGATTACTTTCATGAGTTGTCTGATTTTGCATACACTGCATTGGAAAATAAAATTCCATTGAACGATCATAAGTATACTTCTATCAAGGAAGAGTATCGTATGGATACTCCTCCTAAATTTGCTGGTTGGTTATGTAAACTCATCGACGATCATTTTGATTTACATAAACCTGCTAATGGAGTTTATGGAGTCTACCCAAGAGTCAGTGGAATGTGGACGAATCGAATGCATAAAGGAGATCAGCACTTCCCCCATCAACATAAGAACTCTTTATATTCCTTTGCTGCATATGTGAAGACTGGTCCTGACGATGCACCATTCTATTTCATTAAAGATAATCAGGGAGTGCCCGTATTCATTGATGAAAATAGTGTCGGTAACATCTTAGTATTCCCATCGACACTCATTCATACGGTCTATCCAAAGCAAACGGATGGAGAACGCATATCAGTTTCCGGAAATGTAATCGTCACTACTTGACAGAGTGTAAAGAAATGCTATATAATGTAACAGTTCTTTACAAAAGATCATGACCGTTACAACAAACGAATTTGGACAGAATAATCTGTTCGCAAAAGAACCCCAAATGGTTGTAGAAGAATATAACCGTAAGGGACTCGAATCCCCCCAACAATTTGCTGAGACTTACAATGGTCGCTGGGCAATGATGGGTATCGTATCTGGATTCCTTTCTTATGCCATCACCGGAAAATTCTTCTTTGGTATTTTCTGATGCTAGAACTGCTGACTTATTATGTAATCGTGGCGCTCGTATTTGTGGGGGCACCAGCAGTATTCTTTTTCATCGTATTCATGCCAGCTCTTCAAAACACGAAGGGTCGTATGGTAGGATACAAAGACCACAAAACTTATGGTGATTCCACCATCTATGAAGTAAACCGTACAACCTAAAGAGGTGATTCCTATGTTTAACGAAAAAGCTGAAAAACTGAATGGTCGCGCTGCAATGGTAGGATTTATTGCTGCTGTTGGATCGTACCTGGCAACTGGTCAAGTGATTCCTGGTATCTGGTGTTACTGTTACAATCCGAACATTTAATCTAAATATATTTTTGTAGTAAAATCATGCCGACGGATCTCTTCCAAGATATGGAAACCCTTAATGCTCTTTATGAGGAGTTGTGTTGGGATCCAGAGAAACCTCTAGAGTTCAAAGCAGACTATGAGAACGATCGAATTATCATCACACTAAAACGCGACTAAATAAAATTGAATATCGTCGTCGCATGACAACGGGGTAACTGGCACAATCCAGTTGACACCCCGTTTTTTATATGGTATATTGGATGAGTCCTTATGAAATTAAACATCTTGAGTTTTGCAATGATTGGCGTTGCTGCTGGTGCAGCGACCTTCTCTTTCCTTAGTCCTGCCACGGGTCCTGAGTCTGCTGAAGTTGTAAACATTCCCGTGGTCCCTTATGCCCCGACTTGGAAGTGTGAGGATTGCTCACCCGAAGAACAGTATGTCCTCAAAGAACTCCAAGCAAAAACTAAAATCTCAGACCGTAATGCTCTCGCAACGATTCTGGGTAACATTAAACAGGAGAGCAAGTTCATTCCCAACATATGCGAGGGAGGGGCTCGAGTTCCTTACGAGTCTTGCCTTAGTGGGGGTTATGGTCTTATTCAGTGGACCTCAATAGGTCGTTATAAAGGACTGGGTAACTTCGCTGCTCGCTTCTGTGAGGATGGTCCTAGCACTCTGGAATGTCAGACTCGCTACATGATCAATGAACCTATCTTCCAGAAGTACCTTCCCATGTTTGAAGGTGGTGGTCAAACAGTTTCTCAGTATATGGTTCCTGCCTACTACTGGTTAGGATGGGGCATCAAGGGCAATCGAGAGATTTATGCTTGGGACTACAGCAAAAAACTTGTACTTGCCTAAGTACAAATGCTCATCTTTCAGGGGTTGACGGAAAACCCTACTCCTGCTATACTAAATAGGTAAACAAATGTAACGGACCAATGAGTTTTGTTACGCACACCCCGCAAACCAAGACCTCTAGGGTGTATAAATTACGTCTTTCATACCTCTGCCTGAGGGTGGCAGAGGAATAGTAACTCCACCATTTCCCTGATGGTCTTACTTTTCTGTTAATCAAAATGTCTAGTTCAACTCTCTCTACACGCGGTGGCGTTTCCAATTGGGAATCCTTCTGCGAATGGGTCACTTCTACAAACAATCGTCTGTATGTCGGTTGGTTCGGTGTGCTGATGATTCCAACTCTGTTGGCAGCAACCATTTGCTTCATCGTCGCCTTCGTCGCTGCTCCCCCTGTGGACATCGACGGCATCCGTGAACCCGTCGCTGGTTCACTCATGTATGGTAACAACATCATCTCTGGTGCAGTTGTTCCCTCTTCCAACGCAATTGGACTTCACTTCTACCCAATCTGGGAAGCAGCATCTCTTGATGAGTGGCTGTACAACGGTGGTCCTTTCCAACTCGTTATCTTCCACTTCCTGATTGGTATCTATGCGTATATGGGACGAGAGTGGGAACTCTCCTACCGTCTCGGTATGCGTCCCTGGATCTGTGTTGCATACTCTGCTCCAGTCGCTGCAGCATCTGCTGTCTTCCTCGTCTATCCTTTCGGTCAAGGTTCTTTCTCTGACG